CGCCACAAGACAGGCGACGCAACATCGGTGTCGTTATCTCGGACGGCTTCTTGCCTTTGAGATGTTCACAGAACTTGATCGGCACCACAGGCCAAGGCATCTTGGTCATGGCTACTTCTTCTTTGCGCCGAACGCCTCGTTGATTTCTTCAATCGTCAACTGACCATCGAGAGAGGCTTGAGCCAACTTCTGCACAACAGTGGCGACAGCAGCGAACCCAGCCAACACAGCCGACTTCCATATCTCTAGTTCCGGTGCGATCACAGCAGAACCGCCAACAATGGCGAGGGCTGACGAGAGGAACACAGCCACGATACGGCCTGCGACATCTTGCATCTTCTTCATGACTTGTCTTCTTTCTTGGTTAGTGCGCCAACCAAATGAAGAGCCAATGTCCCAACCGTCACCCAGATGGCAAGTTGCTGGGTGAACCCAGACAACGTGCCAATCGTGATGATGGATGCGCCGATAGTCCAGAGGAGTGCGTGAATCTCGCCCCAGAATCTCATTGTCGTCTCCGTAAAGTAGGCGCAGGACTTGCCGCTAATAGTACCGCACCCAACGCAACTAACGCACGACGCTCAGACACAGGGATGCGTGAATCAAACGGCACATAACTATCGGCGAACCCTGAGAAGATATTCAACACCGACTCAAACGCTTGACGCACCGAAGGTGGTGCATCCTGCACCGCAGCCACCACCTCAGCAGCTTGCTCCACAGACAACTCATCCGTGCTGATCTCACTGAACAAAGCCTCAGCCTGAACGCTGGTGATGGCGGCAAGTACTTCAGGGCTAGAGACGAATGCGGCGGCTTGGCTGGTGTCTAGGTCTTTGGTGATGAGGTCGTCGACTAGGGCAACGATCTGTTCTTCGGTTGCTTCGGAGAGCTGTTCGATGACGGCATCAAACTGTTCTTCGGTCAAGGCTTCTTTCACGTCTGGTGGGGCTGGGACGGTCTCGGGTGGCGGTGGCGCGGTGTCGGGGATTGGGAGCGTCTCAGGGGCTTGTGGCGCTTCTGGTGGGCTTGTGTCGTCAGGCAACGGTAGGGTGACGGCTGGTTCTTCTATTGTGTCGGGAGGTTCGGGTGCTGTTTCTGGTGGAATTGGTTGTGTCTCTGGTGGTGTGGGTTCCGTATCTGGTGGTGCTGGCATCGTTGTGGGTGGTGGCTCAACCGTTGCAGGTGGCTGCGCTGGCGGTGGTGATACGGGTTCTGTGGTGGTTGTGGTTTCAACAACCGTCGAGGTGGTCGTCGTTGAAGTGGTGGATGTAGTTGAAGACGTTGTTGATTGTTCTGGCATGGTCGGCTCTACTTCTAGCAATGTTGTGGTCGGTGCGGAAGAAGTAGTTGATGCTTGAGTTGTTGTTGATTCGGCCACAGTCGTTGTGGACACCTCGCTCGTCGTTGTGGACACGGTCGCACTTGTGGTGAACGCCTCATCTGGCACAATCTCCCACTGACCGTCATCAATCTTCCAAGCCAACATGAGGCAGGCACCACCGCCATTCTCATACATCCACACCTCTAGTGGCAGACTGCCAGGCTCAAGACTGAGATTGCCTGACTGCCAAGCCGAACAACCCTGATCAGTCCACGATCCCCAAGTATTGCCACCAATAGTTGCTTCACCTCCGTCATCTGAAGCCAACCAGAACTCGATGGTCGTGTGTTCAGGAATCGTGATGAAGCCGGTCAGATGCACCATGAACAGATCATCAGGACAACCCTCAACAGGCTCACCGTCATAGCTGCGATTGATGTTGTTCTCAACCTCACTCGCACACAACGTGTACAGCGAAGTTGACTGCTGAGGTGGAATCTCGTCTACAACATAGTAAGAGGCATCCAAGCCTTGAACCGCATCAGCACGAGCAACGAACGGAAAGAAACCGAGAACTACCGCAGGGAGAACTATCAGCCAACGGGGGATGCGACCCACGACAACGAATCCTCATCCCAATAGAAAGCACCTTCGGGTTGCGGTGTCGGCGGTTGCCAATCATTATTCAAATCACGCGACCAAGACGCAAACGGTTGAGGAGCAACAAACTCATCAGCGTCCTCATCGTAAGTAAACCCTATTCCAGCGAACTGTTTTCTGAAGCCATTCGTTGCATTGTACGAAGTTCTCACACAACGCTGACCACGAAACGCACCATAGTGCGCCTCCCAATCAGACACGCCATCAACAACTTCATCTTCATTGCGACCAACAATCACCTCAGTCACAACATTGTTCTCATCTAGAAATGCGTAGTGTGCCATCAGAATGTCACCGTTCCTGTGCCTGCTGTAAATGTATAGACACGAAATCCCGAACGAGAAACAGTCGAAACAGAATATGTCAGACCAACATCAATAGAACTTATCGCGTCAAATGTGTTCGGATAAGCAATAATCACAACTCCCGAACCGCCAGAGCCGCCATTTTTGTCACTCAACCCGCCGCCGCCGCCACCGCCGCCGCCAAGATTGGTGCTTCCATTTGCACCATTACCTTCTGCCGTACCGTTTCCACCACCACCTGTACCACCAGCACCAGCACCCGAACTGAAAGCACCGCCGCCACCGCCGCCAGCGTAAGTTACCGAAGAACCAGTGATGCTAGATGCGGTGCCAGCACCACCAGCACCAGAAGTCGTACCGTTTGCATTACCGCCAACAGCATTTGCACCGCCACCACCGCCGCCGCCTCTGTTCCCAGTTTCGACATGACCGTTCCCACCTGTATTTCCTTGTGACGGACTTGTTGATGGTGTGTTGCCTGCTCCACCAGTTCTTGCTCCTGCACCATAGTATGTTCCGCTTCCACCGCCTCCCGAACCGCCGCTAGTACCGTTTGTCGAGCCGCCACCGTTTACGCCCGAACCACCACCACCACCACCAGCAGAAGTAATAGTGGAAAACACAGAGTTTGAACCTGAAGTGCCATTGACCGCATTGACAGTTGAACCTGCACCACCAGCACCAACAGTGACAGTCACGCTTCCTGATACAGCAAAACTTGCTGACGTTCGGAATCCACCTGCGCCTCCTCCAGCAGCACCAACATGTGCATCACTGTTTCTTGCAGAACCACCACCACCGCCACCAGCGACAACCAAGTATTCAACCGATGGAACTGTTGAATCAGCACCTACACCCGCAAGGAGTTGCATGGCTAGGCCTTGACGTTGCCGAGCATGACCCAAGCATCGGTGTCGATCTTGAGTACGGTGCAAACAGCGTATTGATCAGCGAGTTTCAACTTTGATCCAGCCGAACGGATCACAGCAGTACCACCAGCAGCAAAGGTTGCGGTACCGGTAGACAGATTCATGAAGTTGACTTGGTCACCGATAGCGAATGCGACAGAAGAGTTCGCTGGAATGGTGATGGTTTGTGCAGCAGCATTGCTGAGCGTGACAAGTTTGCCTACATCAGCTGTCCCGATTGTGTATGCGGTTCCAGTTTGTGCAGCAACAGCGATGAGACTGTTTGCAATGATGTTCATATTTGCAGCGGTCAGCACATCGGCTGGAGCGAATGAAGGTCTGAGTGCCATAGTTCTCCTATTGTAGTCCAACGGTTGCGTCGTCAAGTTGCGACTCGTCAAGTATAAACGGTGTGATCAACTGAATCTGCCCCAACCCGATATTCACTTCATGTCTGGCAGGGCTGAGTCGGTGTTGGATGGATTCGACGACCACATTCTGGGTGACCGTCAAGGGCGCACCAGACTCAAACACTCGGGTCACCGACAGAATATCACCAATCTCCAAAGCTGCAATCTGTTCCTGTTGGGCGGTTGTCAACATGTTGACCAGCACCGAAGCCTCATTGAACTTGACAACTGGCTCCGAGAACCGTCCCACTAGGTTCGTAGCCAAAGCCGACCCAGCCGCCTCAGTCGCCAACGGGATGTCTGTCAACGAGAAGTTCTTGATGCCGTACTCAGTTTGTGAAGCCGTCCCATTCGCGATGCTCGACACCGTCCCACCAGATATCTGAACTGATGCACGGTTGACCACAGTCTCAGCACCATAAAGATTTGACAACGACAAGATCGGGATTGCATTGACCGCAGTTCCACCCAAACTTGCCACAGCCGTCCCAAACGAAACCGACACCCTGGAATCAAACTCAATCAACCCAGAACGAGTCGCAAACAAACGGCCATCCTCAGCGAACTGCACAGCCTGCAAAGCAGCCAACGCATTCGTCGCATCCTCATAGGCAACCGTGCCACACGTTGCCACACCGGTAGAGATAGAACGCAACGCCGTAGACCAAGCCACCTCAGACCTGTTCAGAATTGTGTTCACACGATCAGAAGTCAACTCCGATGCAGGACTGAAACCGGTCAGAGTGGTCTGTGATATTTGTGCCAAAGCATCAACAGCCGTGATCGCAGCCGACGACAACTGTGGTTCCGCATAATCAATGTTCATGTCATAAATGAATCCAGTGAACATTGCTGCTGTTCCAGCCGAACCGCCATACACCTGCACCTGTCGACGTGGCGCAATACCCAACGAACCCTGATACCAAGTCGAGTCAGTGTTCAACGGATCAAACTGACGGCCAGACGCTTTATCGTCAGCGACGATCGAGCAGTTGCCTGCGTTGAATGTGTCAAGTTGGGTGGCACGGCCACGATTGATGTTCACCGATGTCACATATTCGGTGATATCCACAAAGTCTG